TACGAGGTCGAGGTTCGATATCCGAGTCAGCAGTCGATCTTTTTGAAGATGACGGCTATGAGTCCGGAAAACGCCCTCGAGCGAGTGTTTGATCAGTTCAATCACGGGTCCGGTCAGGAATGCTGGCAGTTTACGAACGCCAAGATTCGATCCCTCTCGGTGTTTGACTTTGTTCGAATCGATCAGCAGTGGTATCAGTGCGTGCCGGTCGGCTGGAAGGAAGCGACGCTGCAAGATCTGCAGGAACTCGAAGACGCGGTTGACGAGGAAATGAAGAAGCAGCCCTCGTATCAGCAGTCGGCTTGGGCGGCCATTCAAGAGGTCATGTGGCAGAAGCGCAGAGCGCTCGCCTGATCTAAGAATTTGTTGGTTGAGAGTCTGAATCAAGTGCCGTTAGCTCAATTAGAGCCGTCTGTTTATTCAGCGAGATTGCGTGAAAATCGCAGCGTCACAAAACGACAAACTCAACCAACATTCAATTTTGTTGCTTAAGAGCCAGCATTAAGACAATGAGGGCACAAGGGAAAGTTCTTAGGCGAGTGTTGGCCACGCTTGTAACTGAACAAGGCCCCTGAGTGAGCGACCTGATTCTTAATGTTGGCTTTTAAGCAATAATTTATTCTCAAAAATTTGTATCGTAATTTAGTCCTTTTAATTTCAATCCGTCGTGGTAGAATGTACCAGTGACGTTGAAAAACAACAGCACAGTAACAATTAAATCATGAAAACCAACAGCACGCCTGTGGCCGTCAAGCCGGCACAAACCGCAGCAGCAACCACTACCGCTCCCGCCCCTGCAAAAGTGGCGCGCCCGACCGAAAAAGTTCTGGCACGCGTTCAGGAGATGTCTGGCGAGAAAGCCGTCAAATGGCTCGAGAAGACCTCACGCACGATCGCCAATCATTACGACGTGGCGGCCAAGCAACGTAAATGCACGGAAGCCTACTGGAATGGCCTTCTGAATCGTTACGAGACTCTGAGCAAACACGCTCGGGCTCAAAAGACTTGGGAGTCCTATTGCAATTCGATCAACAAGCCTGTGAATCACACCGGCACGGCGTTCATCGCCTAGTCAATCGGGGCGGTTGATGATCTCAGCCGCCCCTTCACTTTCATAAATAAGATCATGGCAACCACTAAGTGCACATATTGCGATCAGTCGCTCTACGGCTATTCATGTCCATTCTCGCCGAACAAACGTCATCGTCATTCGGCCGACGTGAATGCATGCATCTGGTGCGGCAATAAGGGTCATGGTCGAAACTGCCCGTTCTCTCCGATGGGTGTCCACGAACACGGTCACGGTAAAGGTTGTATCTGGTGTGGAGTGAAATCGAAGGGCAAGAACTGCCCGTTCTCTTCGACCGGTTGGCATGAGTCGTAAACAATTGAATCAATATATTATGAACACAACACATAGATCCAAAGCATATCGGTTTACATTTGACTCTCAGGACTTCAATGGCTGGGAACGTCTGGCCAAGTTTCGCGAGACGATCAAGGCCAACAATCAAATCCTTCGAGATCTCGGCGCTCAGACTCTTCGAGTTTGCGTCAAGCCTCGTCTTGGCAAGAAGAATCCGTTTGCTCGTCAGTATCTTGGCAACTTCTACACGGTCAAGATGATTCATGGTCGCCGCGTCGATGTGTATCTTCACAAGCGTTAATCATGGCATCTAAAAATACAATGTCACTCGAGTGGGAGCAGGCCTATGTGCTGATGCTCAAGCGAGGATTCCTCATACCGCTCAATGCTGATGAGAGACCGAATCCGGCCGAATGGTCATGGACCGAGAAAGCAAAGCGAGGAGTGAATGATTACATCTCGACCGTGGCGAGTCCAACACGGCTCCATCACTTCTCATGGTCGACCAAGACGTGGTATTCGACCGAGCGGCCTCCGTACATTCCACAGACATTTGATATTACGCCGAGAAAGGTGAAGGCCGTTAAGACCGTGAAAGCAGAACCTGCCGAATCGACACAGATCATTGCACCAGTCGAAAGCCTTGTGGCATTCTCATCCATCGAAACATTTTTCCAATAGACATATGATAAACTATAGAGACATGACGTTCTGCTCCGGTGCAGGATGTTCCAAATTCAATACATGCCCTCGAGCCTTGACGGAACGAGTGCTCATGGAAGCGACCAACTGGTGGGGCGGTCCAGACGCTCCGATCGCTCGCTTCGAGGATCCGACTAAGCTCGAGTGCTATGCCGGACCAAAGCAGCAAATCTTTCTGCGTGAAGGGCAATAAATAAATTATGAGCATGATCAACGAACATGGAGACACGGCCGTATTTGACATGATCGACCTCGACACGATGAAGGTCCTGTCTCCGGGTCACGTGCTCACGAAGAGAGAAGCTGAAGCGAAGAATCAAGGACTCAGCCTGAACGGCACGAGTCTGAGATACGTGAATCGTTTTGAGAGTGACATTTCGCCAGTTTAGCTCAGTTGGTAGTAGCGACGCTTTCGTAAAGCGTAGGTCGTCAGTTCGAATCTGACAACTGGCTCCAAATTATCTCATCTGCCAGGTTGCAGAAAGAGTTGGGCCTCTGCATTGCAAGGCCTCCATTTTATCTCGCGTACCAAATGTACGAGGAGTTGCGAGACCGTCGAAAGGCGCTCTCAGCCCTAGGTGAAGACCTATGCTACGACATTGCGATTGTAGCGCCAATCCACTAATCCTGTTAATTTAGCCGCGGTTAAGTTAACAGGTACTAATTTAATATAATGAAAATCGAAGTATATCAAGGATGCACGGCAAATGACACCGTGATCGATGGAAAGTCTGTCAGTGACATGACGAGTTCCGAGCGGGACATGATTATTGAGGAATTGCTGCAGAAAGCAAAAGAAGCAATCATGAGGAATGAAGTGCAGATGATCGATCTCATTGAGATGTTTCAATACGACGAGTTTAAGATGGGTTCGACCTGTGATCAGTGTGGAGACAACGTGATGACGACAATTTATAATCTATGAACGAAGAAAATACAAAATACCTATTTGAGAAATATCCTAAGATCTTCGTGAATAAAGATAAGTCGATGCAAGAATCCTGCATGTACTGGGGATTCGAATGTGGTGATGGCTGGTTCAAGATCCTCGATCTAATGTGTAGAAAGATTCAGTATCACGTTGACAATCCTCATTGGGCCTCGACTAATAGCGCCTATGATCGAATCAAGGAGATTTACAATAAGACACTTTGGAATCATGTCTTTTATCCGATTGGCCGGTTGCTCCTTTATAAAGTACCGAGAAGTTATCCATCGGCCGAAGCGAGCAAATACAGAACGAAGTGGGAACGCTTTAATAAATGGCAAAAGATCTTTAGGGCATCTCCTCCCGAGTATCGAAAGCCGCCATTAGATCCGTATCGTCAGGTCGTTGCCGATCAAGTCAAGGAAAAGTTTGGCACTCTGCACTTCTATTATTCTGGTGGCGATGACTTTGTTCGAGGCGTTGTGAGCATGGCCGAATCGATGTCGGCCCTCACATGCGAGGCATGTGGATCGATGGACAAGACGGTCAAACCAAATCCTGGATCCTGGATCGCCATTCGCTGCGACAAGTGCCGTAAAAAGAAAAAGAAGTAATATGATTCAAGCACTGTCATGGGTCATCTGCACGCTGAGCATCATCACGGTTCTCTTTGCCGTTCATAAGAATCGAAAGTGCTGGTCAGTCGGCCTCATATCCGCGCTGCTCTCAATCGTGTATTCATGTGCCACACATCAATCGGCAATGATCGTCCTCAATGTGGCCTTCACGTTCTTCAACATCTGGGGCCTGATCAAATGGAAAAGAAAGGAAGCGCTATGAACGGCAAAGGATCCAAGGCTCGTCCACTCACCATCAAATCCGACGAATTCGCCTCCAACTGGGATGCTGCCTTTGGCCCTAAAAAGAAGGCAAAGAAAGCGACTCAGGAAGTCAAAGAAACGCCTCCCAAGCGTTAATTCAGCCCCATTACGTGTGCAAGTCGTTGATATTCAAGGACAAAAAAAACGCATTTTCTTTCATTTTCTTGTGTACATTTACGAAGAATGTGATATACTTATATCAGAATGAAACAACGCAAACACAGCGAACGAGCAAACAAAGTCCAACACTTCCTTCACCGCCTGCCCGACGGAAGCAAATTCGGTAGCGGTCCTCGCGAGCAGATGCTGGAGATCTCTCACTTCACGGATCGAGTTCGTCTCAAGCTCACGATGCCTCAGGTCTCCAGCAAGCCGCTGGTCGACGAGGAAGTGAGTCCGGCGATCTACGAGCAGACCAAGGACATTCTCACTCGTGGATGCACCCTCCTTCACACATTCATCCTCAGCAAAACAACCGGTATGTACGAGCAGACGATTCACACCAACAACACCAAGCAATAATTATGACAGACGACATATATGACATGGCTCGCATATCGTGCGAGGAGATCTACGAGACATCTGAGATTCAGGCCCAGCTTGACTGGGAGGCGGCCAGCATGAAGGAGCCGCGGATCAATCATCCGGACACCAACACGAACGGCACTCATCTGCAGGGGCACATCATGGCGACGCGGGAACAGCTTGAGGCGTGTCTTGGACCGATCAAGAAGGAGTACGGCGACAAGGTCTGCGGTCTCTGGACCCTTGAACAGGATGGCGTGATCGCGACCATCTACGACTGGAAAGAAGACTCGATCCCGTCGCATACATATAACTGGCACATCGGTGGCCGACGCAAGAACGCGATCGACCTCGTGGAACGCCTCACTGGCATGCAAGCCTCGTCAGAATTGTAATCATATGAAAGAAAAACTAAAAGAAGCCGTGTCGATTGCCGCGATGGCCGCATTCTTTACATTCGCGCTATTCTACGTGATCTTTTATCTCACAAACATGTAACATATGACATCAGAACAAATCATCGAAAAATTAAAAGAACAGCTCCGCGACACACGCTTCATGCTCACTCTCTGGACCTCCGAGGTCAAGGTCGGCAAGGCGGCTGCAGAACGATTCACGGAAGAGATTGACAAGATCACCAAGACGCTCGAGGGCGTCATCAAAAAATGAGTCGAGAGATTGTCATTTCGAAGAAACTCAAGAAGCAGTTCGACGAGGGAGTGAATCAGATTCAAATGCTCGAGGAGGCTCAGGGCATTATCTATCGACGCCTCTTGGCCACACTGAAGATCGAGGATGAGACACCGGAGGCGGATGCGATCTTCGATCTGGCATTTAATCGTACACCACACGTCAAGGAGTGGATCAAGTTTAAATGAAAGCTAAGCCGCCATCTTCACGTCAGATCGCCACGGCCGACATCGTGTCTTGGCTTCTCGATCATACCCATCGCTTCACGGCGCCGTATGGTGTCGTCTCAAAGCTGGATTCCGTGCTATCTGGACGCAAGGTTAGAACCGTTGCCTTCGGAGTGGCCGGAACTCTAGACGCGGTCATACAAGTCTGGTCTCCCACTCGAATTCGCGTCTGGGCTACTGGACACGACTCTCGTAAATTCGATTCCGTTCCCAATGGAACCTTCACATCCGTCAAGGACTTCAAGGAACGCATGACGGACCTGTTCTTGTAAACTTCTTGAAGCATAAATAACTTCAGCGGGCGAAGTGGATCTAAGATCCCAGAGTAGGTCTTAATCGGCCGAGCAATTCACCCGCTTTTACTTTTATGGCTTTGCCTCTCGACGAATCTCAAATCGGCCTTCTCAAGGCCGCAAGGCGAGAGATTCAAGTCCTCGATAAGCAACAGCTCGATATCTACAAGAAGCTGCTCAAGGATCTCAAGATCAAGTCTTCAACTAATGAAGCATCAATGATCTTCGAATACATCTTTGGACATGTCAAGACGATTGCCTGAGGGTTTCTTTCTTTCATTATTTTACACAGGAGAGGCAAGTTCCTGTATAGATACTTCTGTCTTCTTCAGCTTCTGTCGATCAACAAAGCAATTGATTTAAGGTAACAACATGACCTTGACTATCAGGAAGATCTGCTCACATCTGGAGAATAATCAAGGCTTCGTAATTCTCTTCTTCTTTCTAATGTACAATTGATTCAGACTGGAGTATTATTATGTGCATGAATAAGAAGCGTAACAAGAAGAAGTCTCCAGCACAGGAGGCGGCTGATCTTATTCGTAAACCCGTTCCACCTCCTGGCCACGCTCATGAGACGGTTAAGGATTACAAGCGTCGGCCTAAACATCGTAAATCAATCACGGAAGATAATTATGACACCCAAGCAACTCAGTAAGAAACGCGAAGCAATCATCAAGCGCCTTCGCAACAATGCAACAACAACCGTCACCTTCACAAAGGTCGATGGAACTAAACGCGTCATGAATTGCACGTTGATGGAAGGATATGTTCCAGTCATGGAATCGACCTCCGAGCGTAAAGAAAACAAAGACATCGTCGTAGCCTATGATCTCGATAAGGGCGCTTGGCGTTCCTTTCGTGTCGACTCCATTCAGTCAACAACCAAATAAATTATAATGAGTGTCGCAATACTTCCAGTTTTGAATAAACAAACCTTGGCCGAAAAGGTCGAGCTATTAGTCCAACGTGAGAAGATGAGATATGCTGAGGCGGTCGTCTACATCTGTGAGGAACATGGCATCGATCCTATGGACATGGCCAAGATCATCTCGGCTTCTCCGCTGAAGGCGAAGATCGAGAGGGAATGTATTCGACTTAACACGGTTCGCGGTAAGAAACGTTCGTCAACGGCAATCATACTTTAACATGCAACAAATGAGCAATGGTAAAATCGCAGAGGCACAAGACGTGGATCCGGCCGATCGGGCACTGATTCAGTCATATGTGGAAAAATACATCAACACCGGTGTCAAGCCTTCCGATAAGGACAAGGCGAAGATGCTTGAGTTGACTCAGAAGTACAACATCAAGATCAATAATAATCCTCGTCCGATCATCTCGCGCTCTCTCAAGGTTCGCGAGAATCTGGCAAATGAGGACGGATCTGGAATTCCTTACGTGGCTCCTCCCAAAGAGCTCTCGAAGAATGGTCGTAAAAAGCTGAATACGAAGATTCGTAAGCAAGAAAATCGTGCACGTCACTGAGAAAATAACGCCCCTTCAGGCTTGGCATCTGGCCACTTCAATCAAGCTCCACTTCGAGGGCAAGCTTGACGCCGTGAAGTATCGCTTCAAGATGCCAAGCCTGACTCAGAAGGCATTCGATGCTCGTAAGGATCGATATCAATTCGAGAAGCTGGCTCGTAAACACTCTGACTTTAATGAGTGTGTGTGGTACTGCGCCTCGAATGTGATGGCTGGAAATAAGTGGATCGGCGACATGAATGAGGAGCCGCTCGTGGAACTTCGTGCTTGGCATGAATCCATGAACTATCGATTCGAGCAGGAGATGAAGTCACTCGTCGAGTCCGGTGAGACCTTCGATTCGCTGCTCCTCGATGCGACTCAGGAGGGCAAGCCTCCTCGTTTGCTTCAGTCGTACGCCTCGGGCAAGACGTCGATTCACACGGCCGCGATCATTCAATGCCTCACTAAGTTCATTGAGCGAGAGATGCCCAAGGTCAAGGATCCTCTGAGTATGTGGGAAGAACATTCTACTCGTGTGAAAGCATATGGTCGCATTCTCGAGCAGAGTCTTCATCAGCCCACAATGAAGGCAATCATAATTAAAAATTTTACTTCTGAAATAAACAACAAATGAATGTATTAAAAAAAGAATTACAGGTATACGTATATGATAAAAAAGTACGTGGAGGCTCAAATCATGATGGAGGATACGTATATGCGGATATGGGTCCTATCTACGATTGTTACATATCAGCCGGCGTTGCCAATGAGGAAAGCTTTTCGAAACACTTTATCGAGAAGCATGGCATGAACTATAGCAATAGTTTTGCCTTTGATGGAACTATCTTACAATATCCTCATCAATATACTGATGACATATCATTCATCAGAAAAAACATCGGAGCATCAGAGACGACTACGACTACTGATTTTTCATCATTGATTGAAAAATACAATAATGTCTTTTTAAAAATGGATGTCGAGGGTGGTGAATATAGCTGGATCGCTACGACAAGATATTTGCATAAATTCTCACAGATGGTGATTGAGTTTCATGGCATCAATTCGAATGATGAAGTGACTTCTCGCTTCTTTCAAAAGATCAATCAGACACATTATCTAGTGCATGCACATGGAAATGTTTGTGGAGGTATCAGTACCAATGGTTTACCTCATGTGATCGAGCTCACATATGTGAATAAGAAGTTTTTTTTAAATCCTCCATTAAAGTATACCGGCACATTCCCACAAGATCCTCTATTGGATCAATCAAATGATCCAAATATGGCGGATGTACCTTTCACGCTCGGTGAGAATGCATCGTAATTAAAAGTTTTACTTCTGAATAAAACGGAGTACTATAGATAATGTTGGCGCCGAATGAGTGTTCGGCAATACTAACATACAACGCAACATACAAAATACACTGATACACATGTCATTCGCTTCATTAAAAGCAAATCGCACGGCTTCCATGAGTAAGCTCTTGGCTGCCGCGGATAAACTCAACACAAACAAGTACGAGTCCGATGATCGTTACTGGTCGCCGACCGTCGACAAGGCTGGCAACGGCTATGCCGTCATTCGCTTTCTTCCGGCTGGAGAAGGAGAAGATGTCGCATGGGTTCGCTTCTGGGATCATGGCTTCAAGGGACCGACCGGTCGCTGGTACATCGAGAGTTCTCTGACCTCGATTGGTGGAACGGATCCTGTATCCGAACTCAACTCGAAGCTCTGGAATGCTTCATCGGACGACAACTCCGCCGAGCGTAAGCAAGCTCGTTCTCAGAAGCGTCGCCTTCACTACGTCGCCAACATCTTGGTCGTCTCGGATCCGGGTAATCCGGCCAACGAGGGCAAGACGTTCTTGTACAAGTTCGGCAAGAAGATCTGGGATAAGATCGATGACTTGATGCATCCTCAGTTTCCTGGAGATCAGGCCGTGAATCCCTTCGACTTCTGGGGTGGTGCAAACTTCAAGTTGAAGATCCGTCAGGTCGAAGGCTATCGCAATTACGATAAGTCTGAATTCGAAGGT